ATATTCTCTAACATTCATTTGTTTTAGTTTTATCATATTATTATATACATCTTCAATCAATTGTGAGACATTAATATTATTATTAATCATTGAAAAATCCTCAAATAAATTATTCATTAACATACCTCCTTTATAATTAATCAATTAAGTTAGATAAATATGTTAACGCTCTATATGTATTACCACTCCATGGTGTTTTTCTTTTATTATTGGATGCTTCATTATAGATTCGAATTTCTTGTTCTAACACTTTCTTAATATCTTCATATTTAACAATTTTATAATTATTATCTATGGAATTATAAAGTAATTCCAATTTTCCATCGGTATATAGTTGAATAAACAAATCAAGGATAAACATATTTTTTGGATATTTAATTTCCTTAATTTTTATTTGTTTTAATTCTTCAAGATTTAAAATATAAATAATATATAATTGTTTAAATATATTCAAGATTTTAGGACTTACATATTGTGTTGGTTGAAAATTTAAAATTTTTTCTATTAATTGATATTTCGAATTATCAACTTCAAACTCTTCTTTATCATTGTTTGATGTATAATCCATATCATTTATACATATTGATTTATACAACGATTTAAGAAGTTGATATTGTGGTATATTCTCATCAAAACTTTCCTCATCGAAATCTATATCAAATGTTGGAATATATACGACATTAGTATCTATATACTTATAATAATTATTTTGTATATATTTTTTAGTAAAACTGGAAATAATACGGTTATTAATTATATCATCGTTAGTTAATTTTTGTGGATCGATTAAAATCATAACATCATGTACAATATCATTAATAATATCTTTATAGTAACCAGATGTATATTTTAATATGGTTCTTGTTATAACCTCTTTATATCTATCGTAATCAATAGACGTAAAAGATACCATTAATATTCACCTCCAGAATAATTAATATCAATCAACCTTTTTAACTCTTCTTTTTCTCTTTTTACTACTTTCCCAATATTATTTTTTTAATACGGTTCTTTCTATTACTTCTTTATATTCAATATATTCAATGGAACTTATGGAAATTACCATTTATCCCACCTCCTTTATTTATTTTCGATTTTGTTAACCAAAGGTATTGATAAATTTCAAAAACCATATTATCTTCTTAAATAGGGGACACCCCCCAATATACTCTCAATAAGGAGGTATCCCGATATGGTTAATATCCAACTATTTACTTTTTAGTTCTTCTTTTTCTCTTTTTACTACTTTCCTCTGTAATAATATTATTTTCCTCAAGACTCTTCTTAGACGACTTTCTTTTTCTTTTGGGTTTGATACTATCACTATCAACAATATCTTCATTTTCATTTTCAACTTGTGTTTTTTGACGTTTATTTTTTATTGATTCCATTTCAATTTCATTTGTTTTTTGTATTTCTCTATTAATATCTTCTATTTCCTGATTAGAAGATAAAATTGACATAGCTACGTAATTGTCAATACTTCTTTCCTCCTTATAAATATTATTTCCAATATGAATTAGATTCATATCTTTGATAAATTGTTGAATAATATAATTATTGACAAGATGTTCTGGAATGGTATATGTAATATTTTTTGCTAAAATATAAACATATAAATATTCAGTAGTATCTTTAGAGTAATTTTCTTCTATTAAAAGAGGTAATTTATTTACCTTACAAAACTCTCGTATAATATTAATTTCATTTTCCAATATCATTGATTTAAATACACTTGAAATTTTCATCATCCATCCCTTCCTTTCCTTCAGTTTTATCCCTTCAGATTACAAATCTGAAGGAACCACTAATATTTTACCATACCATTTTAAAAAAGTCAAGAGGTTCTAATGTAAATTTTTGGTTAAATCATATTTAAAAATACTTGAAATTTTTATCATCCATCCCTTTCCTTCAGTACACTTCTATTATACCATACATTTTCAAAAAGTCAAGCGTATAATTTTTTATTTTTACCCTTTCCATATTATAGAAAAAAAGGTAGGGGGTAATCCCCTACTCATTATTTAAGTAATTCCTACCAAGGTGGAAATTACTCAATTAATTCCCACCATCCACTTGGAGCAATCCAAATTTTTTTTCCTTTATAAAACCTTTTAATTTCGTTAAAAATTTCTTCATCTTCTTCATCTTCAAAATAATAGGATGGTTCAACGTCTTCAATTACTCCTTCAACATCTATATTGTCTCTTCTTAAATCAATGTAATATTCCGTGATAGAAACGGTTAGTTCTATTTCCTTTGGTTCTCCTCCATAGTCAGTTTCAATAACATAATCTTCTTTATCAGGGATTTCATCCAAGAAATTTTCAAATACGATTTTCCGACAGTAATCAATCACTTCTTCAAAGAAGGGTTTTTTTGGCTCCCATTCAACTATAATTCTTTTGGTATCTCTTGTGGCTTCTAGAAGAAATTCACCAGTCGAACCCTCATAAAACACAATTTCCCAATCGTTAAAAAGTATAATAACATAATCCTCCATAATTTTTTTAATCTTTATTCCACTAAATTTTTTGAGTTCCTTTTCAAATTCCTCTTTATTAAACATACCAATCCCTCCCTTTCCTTCAGTACACTTCTATTATACCATACATTTTTTAAAAAGTCAAGCTTTTTTATAATTTTTTATTTTTTATTTTTTGTTGTTTTTTCTAATTATAATTCTATTATACCATGTTATTTTTAAAAAGTCAAGCGGTTTTTTATGTAAATTTTTGGTTAAATCATATCATTAAATAAAAGAAACTTACCCGTTAATTACGGGCAAGTTCCATATTCTACCAGGTAACAGAGATATTAATTTTTGTTACTTTCATATTAATAATTGTTGTCCTGTCTATCAAAATTTTCTAAATTCTTATATAAGTACAAAATTAACATAATTATTATTAAATATTTTTCACCTATCGTTCCATCAAAAATAATACTATGTAATTCTTTATAATCAGAAATACTTAATTTAGATTGACTATTTAAATATAATATTGTTTTAATAAATAGATAATACAATTCAACAAATAAACTAGACAACAAAATTAAAGATTGATCAATATTTTCAATATCATAATTAGGTGAATAAGTTTTCCAATGTTTCCAAGAAACGAGTTTGAGTAGTTTGGATAAATATAAATTCATATCTTGAATTATTTCTTTGAACTGTTTAAAATATGAATATACTGTTAATTCCATCAATTGTTTATATGTGAGTAATCCCACTTTTACTAAACTATAATAATCTTTATTCCCATAAATAGTAAATTTATTAAAATAATCATTTTCCATAATTTCAGTATTAATTCGTTTATTTATTTCTTTAACAAAATACTCATAAATAACATTTACAACATCATTTCTAAACTCTTGATCTTCTAACAATGGTAATAAATTATTAATAGATTCCGAAACATTTTTTACTTTATTACTAATCAATATAAGAATATAATATTGTATTATAAAATGTAAAAGGTCAATTTCTTCAAATAACAAATCATACAAAATATTGTCACTCTCATCATAATAATCACTTTTTAACTTTATTAATTTATCCACTTCTTCACATGTTTCTTGTATTTCATCAAAAATGGATAATATATTATTTTTAACCAAATCTGATATTGGAATAGTTAGTTGTTTAGTTTTAATAATTTTAATAAGAAGATTAAATTGATTATCCACAAATATTTTAAATACTTTTTTCAAATCAACATTGTTATTAATTGTTAAATCCACTGTATTTAAAATAGATTTCAATCTATTAATTTTAGACATCAAAAACCCTCCTTTTAAATTCTTGCTATAATTATTAACATATGTTTATCTCTTGGATTATATTCAGGCCTAACCTTAAAAGTTGGAGAATTATCAAGAAATTCAATTTTTTTAATTTTATCAGACAAAAACAATTTCCAACCTGTTTTTTGTCCAGATGATGAATACCCATCTACTTGATATGCTCTTAACACAAAATTTTTAGTGTTCTTGTGTAATCCATAACAATATGGTTCTATAATTCTATAATCCAAATCATCATCATACCAAATTTTAATAGGTACTTTCTTTTCAATAGCGTCAATAATTGTATTATGTAAATTTGGTGGTACTTTCATTTCCATCAAAATTTGTTCATCAGTCATTTGTGAAAATCGTTTTAATGTTTCCAATCCTTCCGTTGTTAAATTTTCTTTAATAATAATACCCTTCATAATCATACCTCCTTATTTTTATTAAGATACCTTACTAATAATTTTCTTTACTATATTATAATAGATATCAGTAATTTCTGTAAATACTTTTTTATGAGTTTCTTTATTTTCATGTATCATATATTGAATTAACTCACTTTTCTTTTTTAGAATTTCAACCACACGTTCTTCAAATGGTGTAAACAAATTAAAAATAGTTTTTTCATTTTCACCACCTATTCTATGTATTCTACCTATCCGCTGATATAATCTACTTGGATTATATGGTAAGTCAAAATTTACCAAATAATCAAAATGTTGAAGATTTACACCATAAGATAGAGAATCTGTTGCAATTAATATACAACTCTTTTTCTCTTTAGTCATTTTTACAATACGATTTCTTTCATATTGTGATAATTGACCAGTAATTATATATACATTTTTATACATTTTGGACAATGTATTATATATAATTTCAGACATTCTTTCATAAAAAGAAAAAATCAAAACACGTTTATTATCAGTAGACCTAAAAATTTCAATAAGAAGATTATTAAGTGATATTTCCTTTGGAGACATATACTTATCTAAATCTAAACTATTAATATATGACTTAAAATTACTTAATTCTTTCATTAATGTTTCATTTTGGTTTATCATTTTTAACATTTTTGGAGAATTAACAATTTGTCTGATATAAATATACGCTATTAATGATTTTGTTGGTTTATCATAATCTAATTTAGTTTCTATATCATTCATTAAAATTTTCATTAATTCTAATTGGTACTTATCTAATTCAGGAATTTTCACATAATACTCAGTTAAATCTGGTAATGATATATTTAATTCATTCTTTGAACGTCGTAACATAAGAATATCTAAAAAATTTTTAAAAAATTTAAGATTTTTATAATGTTTAACTACTTTAACCTGATTAAATCTTTTATTAGATTTATTATTTTTAATTGTTCCATAAACGATAAATTTTTCATCAATCCAATGTGGATTCATAATTAATCCACCAAATCCTAAGTGAAAAATATTAGATATATCTAATAAATTATTTTCTATAGGAGTAGCGGTCACTAATAAAGTATAAGATTGATTAGTCGAAGTAATTAGTTTGAACATTTGTTTATATAAATCAGTATCACGATTTTTTAATTTTGACGCCTCATCTAAAATAAAAAAGACAACATCAATTTTATGTTTTAAGAAATTTTGTAAATCAGTAAGTAACATATCATTCATATCTGTTTTAGTATTGCGTAATAATTCATAATGTGTTATTACTACATTAGGTTTTACCATTAAATTCTCATATTCAGTTAAGAAATAATATAAATCTTTTTTGTTATTAATTATAATAGGGAAAAGTTCATCTTGGAGTTTAAATTTTTTAATTTCACTATAAATTTGTTCTTTAATAGAGATATTAGTAAATATAAATGTTATGAAATTTTTATTCATTTGTTGAAATTTTTTAGTTAGAAGTAATGAAGTAGAGAGGGATTGAATGGTTTTTCCTGAACCAACATCATCAGATAGAAGATAAGCCATATGTTTTAATTGGGTGGGATAATCACTAAATATATATTTAATTTGTTTTAAAAATTCTTTTTGATGTTCTAATAATGATACTTTATTGAATATATATTCTATATCTTCTTCTGAAATTCCTAGTGTATATTTAGACAATATTTTTTGTATTTCCGTTCTAGTATGTAATGGTTTTATTCTAAAACGTAAATATTTATCAAAAAATATAGAATTATCCAATTTATATTTTTCAATTCCACGGTATTTTGTTATATAAAAATAATTCTTTAAATAGTTAATATCAAATTGTGTTATTTGAGATAAGTAGTCGATAAATGATTTTAACTCATCTACAGATACAAATTCTATCAATTTTAATCCCCCTTCTATATATTTTTTCTTTCTTTAATTAAATAGAAGAAACTTTGCAAAAAAATGGGTGGTTTAACCCACCCATCAATTATATGATACTACAAACATACTTTCAGTAAATCCAACAATTACTAAATATTCACCATTCTATTTCTCAAAATTTGGTAATAATATTATCGGATACGTTATCTCATCTAATTGAAAATTTTGTTTTAAAAATGAGGTAATTAGTTGTTTAAATTCCAAATTTAAATCTTTGAACTCTATTTTAAGAGTAAATTGATATTTTTCTTTAAAAAAGTTATACTAATTTTCACACTATTTACAATCTTTTTTACTAAGAATTATAATAGGTTGTGGTAATGGATTTTTCTAAATCATATTAATCACCTCTTTCAATAGTATCTAGATTGTTTTATTTTTAAACATTCTAATATTAATTTTTGAAATGAAATTTCACTATTAAAAAATAATTCCCATATAGGTATCAAATCATTATTAATTATTTTTTCATTTGGAATTTCCCAGGGAGTTTGATGGTACATTCTATGATATGATTTTAATAATGGGACAAATGGAACTATATCTAATAAATGTAATGTAATTACTTCATTCTATACTATAAAAGTAGGAATATAATTAAGTTCAAGTGAATATCTGTTTTTAATTTCCAACTATATTTTTGATGTAATTTCAAATAGTGTATATGGATAATGATGTAATTCTATTTCTTTTCTATATTCTTCCTTTGTATATCCAGTTACCTAACACTATAAATCTGGATGTATATTTGTCCATATTCTATATTCCTATGATTTTCTAACAATAGTTTCAACCTAATCTACATAACTAATAAACTATTTTTCATCATCAATTTCAAATCCATATAAATTATACTTTATTCCAGAAATAAATTCATATGTATCCCAAGATATATTCTGAAACTGATTATAATCTATTGGTTCATATATAAAAAGATTTTTATTATTCTTCCTTTTACTCATAATCATCACCTATTATTACAGTTTTTTTAACTAATACAAGATAATCATTTCTATCTGATTTGACAAACAATAAATCATTAAACTTAATATAATCTTTAATTAATTTTATTTTTTTCAATTCAAATTTAGGTATATTAGAAAATTCTTTATTTAGTAATTTAATTATGTTGTCAACTTTGGTAACTATAAAAGTATTATTTAACTCAAATATTTCATTATCTTGAATAATTTTATAAATTTCTTTAAATCCATCTTTTCGTATTTTTACTTCACCATAATAAACCTTATTATTATATTTGATAATAATATCAGATTTAAAACTTTTTGTTAAGGAGTCAGAAATAGACTATTGAACCTATCCTGATAATGGAACTCGTTGAACAATCTATTGATTTTCAAAAATACTTCTTAATTTATTTATTAAATTATATTCTCCACGGTATCCTTTTTGTCTTGAAGTTCGACCAGACATTTATTTCACTCCTTTTGAAGAAAGTATAAAAATTAAATAATGAATAATTTACTATAAAGGGGGTTGAGAATATGTTTAGACAGTATGGACATCATTATATATTAGAAGCCCTCGGAGTAGATTAGTTAAAATTAAACGATGTAGATTTCTTCTATAACATATTTCATGAATAGTAGAGATTATAGAAAGCAACATAGTTAGAATTTCACTCACATAAGTTTGAACCATTTGGATTATCGTAGATATTAATCTTACAAGAATCTCATATTTCTGTACATACATGGCCTGAAGATAATTATTAGTAGATAGATTTATTTACATGTTCCGATGAAAATCCATTACCATAGATTGAATATATAGTACAACAATTGGAACCACAATTCTATGATGTTAAATATATTAAACGAGGTATTCCAACATATTTTAATATGGGACAAGTGAATAAAACTCCTAGATTTAGTGAACATGTATATAAATAGGTAACATTTAAGTGACTGGATATTAATTATTTTTAATGAATCCCAATGAGAAGAGTGAACTCTCATTGGGATTTTTGTTTTAATAGATCACCTGTATAATAATATTTTATAAACTATTCATAACTCCAAGGACAATATCCTTTTATACAGTCCGCGATAGCGATAGCGTATTGTTGAATTTCCCATTGAGCGTGTGAGTCTGCTCTTAAGTTTAAAAAATTGAATAAACTTCTCAAATTAACAGTCCAATAAAATTCTGTATAAATATTTAATGGTAAAATAATTCTCTATAATTCCCTCTATACATCTTTATTTATTAATTCCTTATATCGTTCAATCTACATTTGTGATACTTCATTTACAATTTGTTGAAGTTGTTTCAATAATTCTGGGTCACGTACCAAAACAGATTTTTGTTTATCAAAATCATGGTTAACTCTTATATTTTCTGGAACATAGTATTCAGTTTCATTAAACTCTGTATATCTCAAAGATATTTCATTAAATGAACCTATTCTATGTCTAAACCATTGTCTTGCTACAAATATAGGAGCCTTAACATGAAACGTAAATACAACATGTTCAAATGGTGATTCATGACCATTTTTCATTAAAAACTCAATTAATTTTTTATCTAATACAGGACCTTTGGAACCTTGATTACCAGTGGAAACTCTCTAAGCTGAAACTACAGTTATATCGTCTCCCATATGATCTATTACTTCTACAAATCCTTTATCTAATACTTTGTGATATACTCCCATATTTATACCCTCCTTATTTCATAATATACATTTATATGTTATAATTTATTTGCAATTCTCTGATTTTGCAATAGTCTTAGTAATTTTAATTATTATTATTTAGCAATAATTAATTAATTATTATTATTATTATTTAGCAATAATTAATTATTATTATCTGGTAATAGAAAATAGTAAAAGTAATAATAAAATTATTTATTTAATCATGAATATAAAAATAAATAATTTTCATTGTAACAAGTATGTTAATGATTATAAAAATGCAAAAAATATAATAAACTTAATATTAGAAAATTTTATAAGGGGTGAGATATATATGAATAAAGAGAAATTACAAATATTAAATGAAAAATTAGACAAAGTTATAGAAAAATTATCTCTCATGGAACAATTACCAAAAGATATTGAAAAGGGGAGTTTACACAAAGTATTAGGATATTCAGAAGATTTTAACTTATAGGAATAGTCAGAAGATGAAATGATTAGAAGGTAGAAAGAATAGATTAACTCTGGTAAAGTAACATATAAAGAACTAATTGGAAAGTTAAACTGGTAGAAAACCATGAATAAAACAAATAATCCTGAATTTTCTAGAAAGTTAGACAGAATAATGGATGAATTAAAAGATTGGTGGGAAAAGAAAAAAGATTGAAAAGTAAATATTTTTTTTTAAAAAGAAAGCCCCACATTTATTGTGGGGCTTTTTATTATTTATTATTTAGTTTATTATCCTTCAATTGTTATTCCTTCAGATGGTAATACAATCATATTTACTGTGATATATTCAATCTAATTAACTGGTTTAATGTTAAGTGTAATCTAAACTTGAGTTCCAATTGTTTGAATCTTATATGTCATATCATCAACCTAATTTCCTTTAAGTGATAACTATAAATCTCTAACTATATTACTAATTTCAGTTATCATTGATGGTGTCATAGGTTTAAAAATATAAGGTAATAGTCTTGATTTTAATGGTTTTACTATCATGAAATTAATAAGTCTTCTAACATGAAGTTGTTCCAATTTAGAATCCGCTTGTTTTGTTGTTTTATTACCCCATACAAATATACCCTCATTAAATATCTTAGAAATTGGGTTTATATTAAGTGAGTACAATTCATCTCTATCCTATTTTCTAATTTTCTATGTAAGGTCAATCTAATCTGGAATTTTCTATAACATACCAGAAGCTGGGTAGTACTAACCGTACAATTCATCTATTTTTTGTGATATTTTCTATACTTCTACAGATACTGGGAATGGTTCATAAACAACTTCACTACCATATACTATTGGTTTAATTATATCTGGATAGAACTACTATGTATAAGATGACATTGAAACTACATTAGATTTAACAACATTAATATCATTAATACCAAAGAAATCTTGATAGTAAACCTACATCAATTGTTCACATTTTTCAACCTATTTCATTCTAATAGAACTAATATCTGAAGGTTGTAATGAACTATCAACCTCTGTTAATTTTCCCATACCCTATTCAACAAAATATTTAAATTCAGAATCCTCATCAAGTGTATCTAGTAATTCTTCAATCCTGGTTGCTGATAAAACCTTATCTGGTATCTAAGATGAATCTTGTGTAACAAATGATACATTAAATATTGGTTTTGCGGATACATCCAAAATTGGATAATCCAATTTACTAAAATCAACAGATTTATTTACAAGAACTGATATATACTTACTCATTGACTAAATATCCATAATATTAAGACTTTCACCTTTATCATTAACAACATCTTCAAGATATCCAGACATTTCTTCAACTTTAGTCTCAATACCATTTATGAGTTTGTATACCTTTATTGTAACAAGATTTTTCGAATTATTTGTATCTTTTGTAAAATCGACTTCTAATCTAAGAGTATTTACATATGTTCCAAAATATTTTGGATAAATTTTCAATAATGAAAATTCATCAGTCGTAAACTCAACATTATCACCTTCTGTTAATATCGATATATCAACTGTATTACTAAGGGTGATTGATGTATCATTTTCAGAATATCCAAAAGACTAAACTTTTGTTTGATCTACTCCTGATACATTAAAGACATAAATTTTATTACCCGTTTTTACAAGATCAAACTACTACTTCTTTGTAATATGTGATGTTTTTTCAGGAGTTCCAAAAAGATTAATAAATTCGGAAAATCCAACTTTGTGTAACCCTTTTGGTCCTTTGTCAGAATACATAATTAGCTAAAATGGTGATACATCCAATTCAATTGGTTTTATTTCCTCAACTATACTTTTATCTTCTTCATTAAAATACACATACTATGATTTTTTCCTTATGTCTTCAAAAGCCATACAAATTCCCCCTTTTATCATATGTAATTTAATTTTATATTTAAAATTTGTAACAAGTGTGTAAAAATGGTTTTTGTAGATAAATTAGTCTGTTATTGTTCATTATTAAGTTTACATTGAAGCATTCAATCTATGATAATTTCTAAACTTGCAAATTCTTATCTATTTGATATAGAGTAAAAATATTATGGAAAGGGGATGGAATTATTATACTCAAAAATCTTTATTATGATAAAAAATCTAAAAAGTTTATAATTGAGACTAACAATAATGACTATAAAGTGTTTAAAATACAAAAAAATTCTTTCTATATTGAGAAAGAGGAATTTAAATCTTATTTGGAAAATTTTGTCCTTGAATTGGAAAAGAAAGGAATTAAGAGGGATATTATTAAAAGTAGTATTCATATTGAAAAAACAAATTTTAAAACATTGGAAAATAAGGAAGTAATTAAAGTTGTTGTTGATGATGAAACTATTCTTGATAGTTTGATGGATTATATTACTAATAATAATCCATTATCCATTCTTGGAGATTTTATAAAGGAAAAAGGATTGTTTGTATTCGAAAAAAATATTAGTTTTAAGAGAAGATATTGGTTTATAGATATAGAGGTTCTTACTGTTGATTTAAAAGAGAGGGATAATACTCCATTAAACCCACTTCAGCCAATCATTTCTATCCAATTGTTTGATTCCGAAACACAAAAATATATTATTCTCTTAAATAATGAAATTCAAAAAATTGATATTAATTTGATTTCTAAATCCACCAAAAAACTTGGTGATAAATTTTATTCGTTTGAGAAAAATGGTAATGAAATAATTATTTCTATTGATGAAAATGAATTTGAAATGTTAAAAACTTTTCTTAAAATATTCAAAAAATATAAGCCATCTATAATATTGGGATGGTTTTCCAATATGTATGATATTCCTTATATTGTTAGAAGAATGGAACTATATGATTTGTTTAAAGAATGGAAAATTAACAATGAGATGTTAAATAAAGAAATTAATAATACCCCACATTTTAAAATATTTTCTGATTCTGGAAAAGAATTAAAATATTTTTTAAATGTTCCTATGGTATCGTTTATCGATTATAAGGAATTATATGAAAAGTTTATGTCAACTACTCCAGAATCTTGGAGTTTAGATTATGTATCTAAATTAGTATTAGGTTCTGATGGTGGTAAAAAAGAACTGGGATTTATGCAATTTGATAAAAATATAGAACAATTTTTTGATTATATCTATCGTGATGTTGAACTTTTGTATTTAATGGAACAAAAATTACAATTAATAGAGTTACTTGTTTCATTTAATGATATTGTTCCAATTCCAATACATGAGTTAATGAAATCAATTTCTACTGTTGAAGGATATTTAAATCGATATGCGTTTGAAAGAAATATATTATTACCATATAAGAAAAAAGGTGGTTCTGATATATCAGAAGATACTTTTGAAGGAGCGTTTGTTTTTCAACCAGAAAATAAAATTTATGATAATGTCGTAGTTTTTGACTTCGCGTCTCTATATCCTAATTTAATTAGAACATTTAATATTTCATTTGAAACATTATTAACATTAACTAAAGATAAGGTATTAACACCAGATATTTTACAAAATCATCTTGAAGTGAATTTTAAATCAATTTCTAAAAATAGTAAAAACAAACCCATGTATATAGATATGAATACAATTCTTGATGAAAAAACAAGACACAAAAAACAGGTATTTTTTCTTCAAAAACCTTCTCTTATTAAAGGAATGATTGATAATATTTTGGAACTAAGATTTCATTATAAACAACAATATAAACAGACAAATTCAATTTCAGACTATAATAAACAATTAAATTATAAAATTCTCGCTAATTCTATATATGGTGTATTTGGAACTAAATATTTTACATTCTATAATCCATTAATTTCCGCGAGTATTACTGGTAGTGGTAGATATATAATTGGTAAATTAATTGAAAAAATAGATGGGTTGAAGTTATCTATTAATAATTATGATATTACACTAAAACCTGTTTATGGTGATACAGATAGTATCTTCATATCATATAATACCAATCAAACATTAGATGAGAATACAATTCTTCAAATATCAGAACATATAAGGGAACAGTTAAATCGTATAGTTTATGAAATTATAGAACACGCGTTTGTTAATTGGGATAAAGAAGAGATTGAAAAACAAATTACATTAAAGTTAGAAATTGATAAGATTTTTAAAAAAGTTAAATTTTTTGGTGTTAAAAAACGTTATTATGGTTTAGATTTTAATAATAATCCGATTTATAAAGGTGTGGATTTAGCGCGTAGTGATGCGTCTAACTTTATGAAAAAGTGGTTAAAACAATTATTTGATTATTTCTTATTGGAAATTGGTGATAATATCCAAATGAAAAAAGATGAGATTAAACAAAAGTTCTGGGAAATCTATAATGATTTAAAAAATAGTTCACTACTAGATATTGGTGAATCAAAAACATTTACCAGTTTAAATTATAAAGTATTACCATATCATGTAAGAGGATTAAAGTTATATCGTACTATTTTTGGAATTGATGAAACAATATATTTAAACCAAAAAATTGTAGTTATACCAATAATAATTAAAGATAATTATGAATATTTTAATGAAGTGAAAGAAATTTTTAATGAAAAAAGAAAACAAATTAAAGAAATATCTGGATATTTATCATTTCCATATGATGAAAAAATTAGTTTAGAAATAGAAAATTATATTAATAATACAAATGGAATAAGTATAGATTATTATCATATATTATCTGCATTACTTAAACGTATTTCTTTTGGAGTAGATGATATAATTCAAGAATTTTTACTTGAAATACAAGGTGAGGAAAATAAAAATCTAATATTCAATTTATTTAACTTAGTCGGAGGTGTGAATGGATGAAATTTATTGTAGTTTCAGATATACATTTAACACAACATGATGGATTTCCAAAACAAAATAATATCTCAGAAAGGAGTTTGTTGTTATTAAAAAACTTTGTTAATATTGTTAAACATAATGAATCAGATGAGTTAATTTTATTGGTAGTGGGAGATTGGTTTGATAATATTAATAAACTTCATAGTATTGATTTACAAATAACTAATATGATTTTTAAATTATTTAAAAAAGTAATATTTATAAATGGAAATCACGATTTATATTCCTCACACTCTTCAAATAATTTTCAAATTTCAAGTGGTGATATCTTATCTTCAAATAAACAAGTAACATATTTTAATGATATAAAATTGATTAATGTTGGTTCTGATTATTTTTGGTTACTTCCATATAAAACAGATACCCAGGAAGTTTTACCTAAAATAGAATTCCAATTGAAATCATTATTACAATCAAAAACATATAATAATAGTTCAAAACATTATTTTTTTAGTCACTTATCAATTGATGAAATAGAAAAAACATTTTTTAACCATGAAAAAGAATATTTTAAATATACTGATTTTGTAAAATTAATGACTAATTATAAAATTGATTTTGAATTTTTCCAAGGTCATTACCATCTTAAATCATCTGAAAATATAATACAAGATAAAAGATTTCATATAATTTCCACGTTTCCAAAAAACTTTAGTGATGTTGTAAAAAGTTTAAATAATTTTAGTAATTTTGGATATTATGAAATTGATACAGTAACTAAAGATTTTTATTTTAAAGAATTTGAAGAGGTATTTATTTTTTATGAAATGGAATATAGTGAAAATAATATTTCTGATATTATAAATTTTTTAAAATCACATAGTAATTATTATGTATTTTTAAAATTAGTGGTTAATGAATTAAATGAAGACAAATTGTTTCAAATTGAAAATCTTAAATCATATGTGAAAAGAATCCAAATTGTTAATAAATATACTAAGTCAGGTGGAATACTTGAAAATCAAAACGAGGAAATATTAGAAACTACAAATATGATTATGAATATATATCAATATTTAATAGACTATATTAAAACTGTATCCAATTTGAGTGATGAATATAAAAATAAAATTATATCATCAATTATACAAATTGAACGAGAGATGGAACAATTAGAAAGGGGTGAAATATAAATGATAAATTTAAGTAAGGTTCAAGATTTTTATCGTGATAACCAATTAAATTTAGTATCTGTGTAGTATATAACCACTGTAATGTCTTATTTTAATTTTTTGAATTTTGAAAATAATATTCAACAAATTCAATTGATTTTTTAGAATGAAAAAAATGAAATATTTACATTATATTTATTAATGAACAAAATTAAAAAAATCTATGATTATTTAAATACACCACGATTTGGAAAAGATAATTTTGATAACATATTATTATAGATTTAGGTTAATAAATTATCAGTTGATGAAATTTTAAAATATATGTTTCTTGATTTAAATCATTTTTATGAAGAATCTAAAGAATATGATATAGATGACAAATTTAAAAATTTAGATGAAAATACCATATATAGTCGTACGTTTTTATTTGAAAAAGTTTTAAATAATAAAGAAATTGGTTATTTGGATTTAACCTATATGATAGGTCTTGAAAATATTAATGATATTAATAACACATTTCAAGTATCATAGAAAAAATATAATATATTAAGTATAATATCAAATTATTTGAAAGAAATTATTAATTCTGAGTTAGTATTTATTAATGTTAATACAAAAAAAGGAGAAAATATATATTATTCGGTTTTAGAAAATAAAATTAAAATCTTTATTGAAATTTTTCCAACTTTGTTATTATCAAACTATTTATTATCATTAAATACTTCTATTGTTAATAGTAATGAATTATCAAATAATTAGATTATTAAAATTTCGGAAATAGGATTTAATTTGGAAATAATTAAAAATAAATAGATTGATTATATTAAAAATGTAAAATCAAAATAATTTGCAACTCAGTATATATTTTTTAATGACTTTGGAAAAAGGAGGATGGATAAGTATGGGTATAAAAGAGTTTGATTTATTAAAAAGAATTCAGGAGTTACAACAATCACAACAAAGTGGTAATAGTGGATCACAGGAGTATTTATATGATGGTATTGTAAGTATATCTAACTCTATTGTTATTACTAAGAAGGATAAAACCAAAGAAATAGTAGATAGTTTAAAATTTTTTGTTTTAAACATTGGAGAGGTTTTTTATAGAGTTAAAAGATTAAAACAG